ATGCTGGCCATCATCGGAGGCACCGGCCTCTACGACCTGCACGGGCTCGACATTGACGAACGCCTAGCCGGCGACACACCCTTCGGGACGCCGTCCGGCGAGATCCTCAAGGGCCAGCTGCACGGCCGCCCGCTGCTCTTCCTCGCGCGCCACGGAGCGGGCCACCGGCTGCTGCCGCACGAGGTCAACTACCGCGCCAACGTCTATGCGCTCAAGCGCGCCGGCGCCACACACGTGCTCGGCTTCTCGGCCGTGGGCAGCTTGGCGCTCGACGTCGCGCCGGGCATGCTGGCGATGCCCGAGCAGTACATCGACTGGACACGCGGCCAGCGTGAACGCACCTTCTTCGGGGGCGGCGTGGCGGCGCACGTCTCCACCGCGCGGCCGGTCAGCCCCGGGCTTGTGGCCGCGGTTCTCGCCGCGGGGCAACGGGCCGGCGTGGCCGTGCAGCGTGGCCTCACCTACGCCTGCGTGGAAGGGCCGCGCCTGGGCACGCAGGCGGAGAGCCATTTGCTGCGGCAGGTGGGCTGTCACCTCGTGGGCATGACCAACGTGCCCGAGGTGTTCCTCGCGCGCGAGGCGCAGATGGGCTACGCCACCGTGGGCCTGGTCACCGACTACGACTGCTGGCTCGAAGACCCGGCCCAACACGTGAGCGTGGGCGCCATCTTCGAGCGCTACGGCAACACGCTCGCATTGGCGCGCCGTGTCCTGGACGAACTGGTCAACGACGACCTGCCCGAGCCGGAACCCGAGAGCCGCGAGGCTCTGCAAGCCGCCGTGCTTTCGCCCGAGTCCGCACTTTCCGATGTCCAACGCGACTGGCTGCGGGTGCTGCGGATGTGACGCTGGTAGTCAGGTAGTGGGTGCGCATGAAGCGCAAACTGTCTTGATGAAGCGGTTCGTTCGAGCGCCGCTGCGCGTCGAATGCGCCGGTTTCGCCGCCTTTCGTGCGCCCCTTGGCGCGCGGCAGACGCGCTCATCCCTGCGCTGCCAGCAACTTGCGCCGCGCCATCCACAGGTTGGACAGCGCGAACGCGTGCGGGCGGGACGGTTGGAGAACACCACTGAGACCGACATCGAGCAGATGGTGCTCGTCGACTTGCTCGCTCCAATCCTGCTGACCCGGGCGGCGATACCTGCCTTACGCTCCAGTGGAGACGCCATGGTGGTGAACGTTGCCTCCGGCATTGCGCTGGTCGGCGCGCCGTTCTATGCAACCTACGCGGCGGTGAAGGCGGGTCTGGCCCGCTTCGACGAGGCGCTCAGGCGCGAACTCAAGGGCGAAGGCATTCACGTGCTGACCGCCTATCCAGGAGCGACTGACACGCCGATGATGCAGTCGAACCGCGCGGGTCCCGAACTGGGCTTTTCGCGCGAGCCGGCTTCGGCAGTCGCCGCTGCCATTGCCGAGGGGATCGAGACGAACGCCTTCGAGGTCATTCGCGGCGGCGAAGTGCGAGCCCAAATGATCGCGCTCAACCGCGACGACCCGGCGGCTGTGGATGCGCGGTTCATGACGCTCAAGAGTGCGTTGGAAGCGGCGGTCAAGGACCACAGCGCACTGTGACGACGCCGTATCAAGCGCCTCGGCGCACCACGAAGCGATAGGAACGATCATGGCGCGCCCAAGAGAGTTTGATGAAGCCGCGGCCCTCGATGCTGCGATTCAATGCTTCTGGTCGCGTGGCTACGAAGCCACCTCGGGTCGTTGGTTCAAATCCAGCCCCCGCAACCAAATACATGCAGGCCCTCCCAGTGAGGGCCTGTTCACTTTTGCGGCCGCTCTCGTCAATGTGACGAGGTCCGTGTCGTCACCCGATGCGCCTGAGTCTCATGTAAGGCGCAACGTGAAAGCGCAATTCGCGCAACGTGAAAGCGCAATTTCCGCAGCCCAGCCGCTACCTGTGGGTAACTGCAGTGGATGCAGGCCCGTACGGGCTACAAATATGCATTCACGGCCAGGCAGTCGAACCCACTCAGCGTGCTCCAAGTCGCGCCGACAGGTCGAAGCACCAAGTACCGGCTGTTGATGTCCGTATACACACCTGCGGCCCACGTGGCTTGCCCGCTCGAATTCGTGGTCACCGACACCTGTGACAACGTCGATCCGGTTGAGCCATTGATTGACTCCGGAATCTGAACGTCGAACTTGCTCTCCGTTCCAACGCTGTTCGTATGATCAAAGAAGCGACCTACCAATCGCACAGAGCGCACCACCTGCCCGAAATCGAGCACGACGTACTGCGCGGCGGTCACGAACACTCCACTACGTGAGGGCAAGCGTGCTGGCGCGAACTCGATCGTTGCGGTGCTGCGCGGATCAACGATTGATGCGAGCATCGCGCGCAGCTTGCTGGTCGTGAATCCTGCCGAAGCGTCGATCGCTGGCGCAGAGAACGAGAGCACTTTTCTGCCTGCTGCTGGTGGCGCAGACAGCAGCGCGCGCGCAACGCCGCTGATTTGTGTGTTGTTAGCGATCGTTTTCATCCCCGGGACGGTCTTCCCGGCGGAGTACACGAAAAGCACCCCGGGCCCCCACATGTCCGCCTTGACCCTCATCGCCCTCAGGAAGGCTGCGGTGTCCACTGCGGGGTCCTCGGCGCTGAGGTAGGTCTCATACACGGCGATCAGGCGATCAGGGCGGTACAGCATCCCGTGCACGTTGGCGTACCACCGCACGGCGCCCGATTGACTGGTGAGCGGCGTGCCGCCGTTCAAGACCTGGAAATAGGGGTTAAAGAAGACGAAATCGTATCCGGGCGACAGCGTCAACGCCGGCCACGAGTCGCCGTTGTCGGCCGTGTAGCACGGCAGATTCAGCAGCGCCCGTGCTGCGGCGAGGATCGCGTCCTGTTGCGCAATGCTGTAGCCGTGGGCGCTCGGCTCGTCGAGCACGTACCAGCCGATCAAGTTCGGCGCTCCGACGAACTCGCTGGCGACGGCGGTCCAGTCGGCGGTTGTCACCGTCTGCCGTGGCAACAGAATCACGCCGATCCCGAGGGCGTCGAGGTTGGCGAAATCTTTCAGCGCATTGGCGATGCGTTCAGCATTCGTGTTTCCGTGGAAAAAGTAGATCACGTAGCTAACGCCGAGCGATGCCAGATCAGCGGCGGCCTCCAGCGATCCGTCAAGCTCCTCGGTGTAGACACCCCATCCAGTCGGCCTCTGGCGTGACGCGCGGGTGATCTGCCTACCTGCCGTTGCAGTCTCATAGGGCATCGCCAGGGAATGGCCAACGGCTCCAGCCCCTTCGTCCGCCTCAAGGACATTGGAAAGCGCTTCTCGTGAGGGGAACAAGATCTTCAGCGCGGCCAACACCTGAGCCAGGTTCTCAGGATCAACCTCGAGACCAGCTGCTTCCACCAATGACGCCAGCTCCTCTTGAACGGCGTTGAACCACTCGGCCCGGCCCTCCGTAGGTCGATCGGACGTACCGGGCACGCCGCTCTTCCAGCCATGCTTTCCGGCACCGAAAAGGTCGGTTGCCTTATTAGGGGAATCAATGCGCCGCATGGCTCAAGCTCCGAGGTCGATGTAGCAGATGGTGTGAGCCGGCTTGAGCCGGCCGATGACGCAGCTCAGTGCCTCGATCGCCGACCAGTTGGCCAGCGGCTCGATGCACGGCGAGGTGCAGGTGAAGTAGGTGATGCGTTCGCTTTGCGGCGCCTGGATGGCCCACACGTGGCGCCAGTCGTCATCGGCGATCGGCTCGACGCAGGTGTCGATGCAGGTCCACGGCGTGTATTCCTGCACCACGGCGCCTTCGTAGCCGAGCGCCTCGGCCACCGCCACGAAGTAGGCGCGTGACTGCCCGCCGCGAGCGACCATCTTCTGCAGCACCGAGAGGCGCCGGTCGGCCACCGTCGGGGTCATTAGGTCTATGCACAGATCGGGCAAGCCGAACGCATGCTCCCACTCCTCGAGGAGGCTGTAGGCGGTGCGCGGATCCAGCTCGCTCATCAGCGTCTCGATCGACGCGAGCGCTTCGTCGAGCACCTTGGCAGTCGTCACGAGCTCCGCACGTACGCCTTCTGCTTGCGCCTGGTAGGCGACAGGCGGCAGCAGCCGGGTGAGTGTTTCGAGGTGCGGCATCGCGTCAGACAGTGAGCGTCACGTCGCCCAGCTGCGGCAGCTCGAGCACGAGCGAACTGACGGTGGAGGTCACGTCGGCGGCCGGCGCGGTGAGGGTCACGTGGACCACGCCGGTCACATCCTGGATGGCCGCGAGCAGGCGGCTGCGATAGACGGTGTCGCCGGGCGCGAGCGTGGCCATGTAGGCGCCGATCGCCGCGGCCGCGGCGGCCTGGGCGTTCGGCAGCAGCACGCCGGACAGGCTCACCGTCGCGGCCACATCGACGGTGACCAGGTCGGGCGCCAGGATCAGCACGTCAGTAGCCACCGGCCGGCGCTCGTCGATGTAGTCCTCCACCGCGGTGATTAGCCCGCTGGTCGGCAGGCCTTCGTCGGTCATCACCGCCACGTCGACCGTGCCCAGCCCGCGCCGCGTGCCGAAGACGAAGGCTCGGTCGACACCAGGCACCTCCAGTGCCCAGCGCCGGTAGTCGGCCGCGGCGCCGCCGGCGGGCGCGTTGCGCATCACCTCCAGCAGGCGCTCGCGCAGCGCCGTGTCACCTTCTGCGTCGTCGCCGCCGGCCAGGCTGACCACCACGGCCGCGGCATTGAGGCCGGGGATCGACGCGGTGATGGTCAGCGGTGCGCCGGCGTCGAGATTGCCCGCCGTGCCGCCCTGCAGCGCCCACACGGCGGCATCGACCGTGCCTCCGCCGCCAACCACCGCGTCGGCCGTGACCTCATACAACGCGCCGACGGCGTCTTGCAGCTGCAGCCCCGCGCTGACGGTCGTGCCGGATGTGCCGCTGATCGTGGCCGTGCCCGTAGCCACCGCGGCCGGCTTGCGGCTCACGCCGTACTGACTCGCCAGGCGCTCCAGGTACTCCACCTCGGCGGTGTCCGGAAAGAGCTGGCGGCTCAGCCACCACACGTGCTGATGCAGGCTTTCCACCGCGGCCGCCACGCCGCTCGCGCGCACGAAGTGGTCGCTGTCGCTGCCCACCGCCGCCTGCGGGTTCTGGTTGCTCACCTCCTGCAGGTAGCGCTGGCGCAGCAGCTCGAAGTCGGGTGTTTGAAGTGCCATTCAACCCACCTTCACATGCAGATCGAAGGTCCGCGTGACCTGCGCCGCGTCGACGATCTCGACCTTGATGTGCAGCCGCCCGGCGTGGCGCTCGGTCTCGACCGCGACCGACGCGGCGCGGCCGTCGTCGATCAGCGGCTGCAATGCCAGCTCCACGTACTGCCGCGCCTGGCGCTCCACGCGCGCCACGTTCTTCTCGCGCTGCAGCTCGTGCAGGCGGCTGCCCAGCGTCGGGTCGGCCCACCAACTGCCCCGCGGCGTCATCACGCGCAGATACACCGCGTTGGCCAGGCCATCGGCCGGATCGCGCAGCAGCGTGCCGGGCCGATCGGGATCGGCCTGGGCGTAGTCGCCGGTGGTGGGGTCAATGTAGGCGTCCATGCTCACATCGGCGTGGTGGGCGCGGCGGTCGGGCCGCCGCTGTCGTTCTCAGGGTGCACGTGCGCGTCGAAGGTGGCGCGCATGCCCGACATCGACTTCGAGCCTCCGGCGTCGGACACATCGCCGCCGGCGACGATGTCATCGCTGGCATCGACCGTGGGCGTGTTGAGCTCGACCACCGTCGACGCATCCACGATCAGCTCGGGCGTGTTGATGTGCACGCTCGGTGGTGGCGTTGATCTCCAGTGTCTCGGTCTCGATCAGCACCTTGGCCTGCGCCACCACGTGGATCGTGCGGTCCTGCCGCAGGTGCACCAGGTCGCCCCACTGGTTGTAGACCGCCGCCTCGCCGTCGGCGCCGAGCTGGAAGCGGTAGACGCCATGCTCGGTGGCCACCACCACCGCCGCGCTGGTGCGCCCGCCCAGTGGTACCACGATCAACTGCGTGCCCGCCGGCGGGGCGCTCGTGAAGCCGAATTGCTGGAACAGTTCCAGCGCCTTCAGCTGCTCGGCCGCCAGGCCGTCGCCGTCGACGAGCTGCACCGGCAGGCCGCGCTGCAGCCCGCTGCGCAGCGCACGGAACGCCTGGCGTGCGCCGCTGGCCGCACGCTGTACTTCGCGCCGCACGATCGTCGTCAGGTCGCTCATGACGGCGCTCCTGTCGTGGCGTCGAGGATGCGGCCCGGCAGCGAGTTCCTGCCGCGCCGATGCTTGCGCTTCGACGGATGGGCATAGAGCGACCACACGCCGTCTTCGCGCAGGCTCAGCTGCGTCGTCTGGCCGCGGTTCCTGTCGGAGCTGAAGCGCCGCGACATGACGAAGTAGATGCCGTCCAGGCCGTGCGGCTCGCTGCGCACCATCACGCGCTGGCCCGCTGACCACAGCGCGCCGCCTTCGGTGCGGTGGCCCGGCACCAGCGCCCGCAGCTCGTAGCCGTTCACGCGGGCGTCGCTGATCACTTTCTTGCCGCGCGCCTCGGCGATAGCCGCGCTCACCGCCTCGTGGTCGACGACGGTCCGGGGGCGGTACGTGATCACGCCGGTGTCCTTCACCGTCGCGCGCACGTTGTGCTTGCCCTGCTGGCCGCCCACGGCATGCGACTGGCCCAGCACGGTCACTTCGCTGTAGCGCTCGGCGATGGAGCGCCGCTCGGACAGGCTGATCAGGTTCACGCCGGTCCCGTCGCGGCGCAGCGTGAGCGTCGCCACCGGCGCGGTGGTGTAGTCCGGCCCGCCCACCACCAGCGTGCCGTCCGGCTCGAACCACGGCCACAGGCCATTGGCCTCGGCTGCTCGGCGCAGCATGTCCCAGGCGCAGTCGCCCGGCTCGGTGTTCACGCGCTCACGCAGCAGCTTGGTGTCGGCGTCGATGCGGATGCGCGTCACGCCGAGCGGCCGCACGATCTTCGCGACGATCGCGTCCAGCGTCAGCTGCTGCGTCGTGAAGATCGGCGCCGAGCAGTCGATGAGCGTGCCGGCCAGGTCGCGGCCCGAAAGACGCAGCTCGTGCCCGTTCTTGTCGACGACGTGCTCGCACTCGTCCAGCACGCCCACCAGCACCGCCTCGCCGCCCACACGCACCTGCACCGCAGCGCCGGGGCGGATCTCGGCCGGCACCGCGAGTTCGGTGCTGGCCAAGCTCACGCTCCATGCATCGGCCGCGATCAGCAGCGACGAGTCGATGTCGTAGCGCGTCCAGCGGTCGTGTACCCGGCCGCCGATCTTCAGCTCCACGGTGTCGCGGTCAGCGCGCATAGACCCGCAGCTCCTCGCCGGCCTGCACGCCGAGCGTGCGGCCGAAGGCGTTCAGGCGCACCAGCTCGCCGGCGCGCGAGTGGTCGCCGTACAGCACGTGCGCCACCAGGCGCAGCGGCCCGGTCACCGGCATGCGTTGCACGACGACAGGCGGTCGCTGCTCGATCACCGAGGTGGCGGCCACCTGCACCTGGTAGGCCAGCGCGCGCAACGCGGCGCCTGCGGCCGCGGACGGGCCACCCACCGCCGACCCGCGCATGCCCTCGATCGCGGCCTGGATCGCCTCGCGCGCGGTGTTCGCGAGCTGCTCGACATCGGCGCGCTCAAGCATCGGCTCGTCGAGCTCGGCCGCGAGCACGATGGCGCCGGCTTCGGCCAGGCTGCATGCGGCATGCACCCGCGCATGGGCCTGCACCAGCGCGCCGTTGGCGTCGACTGCGGGCAGCGTCATGGCGGCCGGGCCGAGGTGGTGCGCCGCGCGGTCGAAGTCGGTCATACCCGATCCGCCCGATGCCGGCCCGTCGAACAGCAGGTTGCGCCCGCCGAATGGCAGCCCCTGCAGCGCACGGTCCAGCACGGCCCGCGCGTCGGCCACGTACGCCTGCGGGTAGAACAGCGGGTCCAGGTCGCTCAGCAGCGCGCGCAGCGGCGTGGTGTCGGTCAGCGCGCGCAGCTTGGTCAGCGCCTGCTGCATCGTCGACTTGAGCTTCAGCGCGGTCGGTACCGGCCCGGCGGCCACAGTCTCCACGCGCTCGACCAGCGCCTCGTCGGCCGCGGCGCGGGCCTCGTCGCCCAGCGTGCTGATCTTCTCGGCCGCAAGCACCGGGCTCGCCTGGTCGAACACGCGGACGGCCGCGCCGGCCTCGACGAACTCCAGCTCGAGCCGCGCGCCGTCGCGCAGGTCGGCGGCATGGTCGATCCGCCAAAGCGCGCACAGCGCATTGGGCACCGTGCCGAACACCGGATGCACCAGCTCGCCGACGTCCGCCTGGCGCACGGCGGCCAGCAGCGCCTGCAGGCGCGTCTCGTAGTCGTCGCCCCACACGATGGCGGTGAAGCGCATGCGCCGCGCACCCGTGCCGAGATCCTCCGCGTCCGCGCCATCGCGGTACGGGTACTCATGCAGCGCCAGGCTGCGCGCCGTGGTGTCGCCCACCGATTCCACGTCGAACGAAACGCCGCGGAAAGAGGCTTGAAGGAGGGTATCGCGCCAGCTCATCGTGTCACTGGCGGCGGGCGGCCTGGCCCATCAAGTCGTTGACCGAGGTGTAGATCTCGCGCCCGTCCAGGTGCAGCTGCACGGCGCCGGCGGCCTTGCTCTCGGCCGCGGCGGCCTTCATCGCCTCGGCCGCCTCGAGGAGCTTGGTCGCGGCGATGGCGTCCTGCGCTTCCTTGCTGCCGAAGAAGGCCATGACGTTGGCCACCAGTTCGCCGATGCCGCCGATCATGTCGGTACCGGCTGCGTTGTCGATCGCGCCGAGGCCCTTGTAGATGCCGTAGCCGGCAGCAGCACCGCCGGCGCCGGCGGCGAGCACGCCGGCACCGCCTAGGGCCAGCGCACCGGCGCCGCCAGCTGCCGCCACACCCTGGCCGGCCAGGCCGGCAAGTCCGCCGACCACGCTGGCGCCGCCTGCACCCCGGCTCAGCAGCATCACCGCGCCGGCGGCGGCCGCAGCGGTGGCAAGCGCCGTGATGGCGACCCTGGCGCCTTCCACAGCCGCAGCGAAGCCCGGGTAGCGCTGGTAGAGGTCCGTCTGCGCCTCGGCCAGCTTGGCGATGACGCTGTTCGAGCTGTTCATCGCCTCGGTCTGCGCCTTCTGGACCTCGAAGGCACGCTGGTCGAACTTGAAGCCAGCGCCTTCCTGGAACAGCGCCAGCGCGTCGGCGATCGTCCCTTCGCCGCCAGTCTGGGTCTTGGCCAGTACCTCGCCCATGTAGCCGCGGTTGTTCATCAGGCCCACGAGCGCCATGAGCGCCTGGCGGTCCTGGATCACGCGGCCCACAGCACTGCCCTGCAGGATGTCCGCCTGCGCCGCATAGGCGGCCTGGCGGCCTTCGCCGCTGGCGCTGACCGCGCCGCTGCGCGCGGCCTGGAAGCGCGCGTCACCGGCGACGAGCTGGTCGACCATGTTGACGAAGGCGGTGAGGCCGTCCACGCCCTTGCCGCGGGCCGCAGCCAGCGAGCCCGGCAGGTCGACGCCGATCTTGCTGAAATCACGCGCGGTGTCGGCGCTGTTGATCTTCGCGAGCAGGTTGACCAGGTTGTTCCCGGCTTCATCCTTGCTGCCCGCGGTGATCACGCTCGCCTGGTTGGCGGCGAGCAGCTGCGCCAGCCCGCCCATGCCAGACAGGCCGAGCGAGCGACCAGCCGCCATCTGCTGCGGCAGCCAACGCGCCATGTCGCGCAGCTCGAAGCCGCCGGCCTGGCCGGCCGCCATCGCCATGCCCAGCACGTTGCCCGTCTGCGCGCTCGGGATGTTGAAGGTCTGCCGCGCGCGAATCGCGATGCGGGCCAGCTCCACCGGGTCGGCCCCGCTCGCCGTGCCGCCACGCTGCAAGGTGGGCAGCACGCGCACGGCCTCGTCGACGCTGCTGAATACACCACTGGCGACGAGCTCGTTGAGCGCTGCCAGCGCGCGATCGCGGGTGCCGCCGCCCGTGCGCACCGCGCCGGTGATGGCCGTGTCGAGGCCGCTCAGGCCGGCACGGCGCGCGGCCAGCGGCTGGCCTGCATACGCGGTGTTGGCCAGGCCGCGCAGCTCGGTGTCGTAGTCGGCCGCGCGCCGCACCGGCGCTGCCGCCACGTGCGCGAACGCCGTGCCGCCGGCGACCAGGCCGCCGAGGCCGCGCGCCAGGCCGCGCACCGTGCCGAAGGTCTGCGCCAGGCGGCTGGTGCTGCGCTCGGCGTCCCGGGTGGCGCGCTCGAGCTCGCGCACGCCCTGCGCCGCATCCTTCACGCCGCGCGCCTGGCGGCCCACGTTCTCCAGCCCGCGCGCGGCGTCCTGCCCGCTGCGGCCGATGCCGCTGAAGTCGCGCTGCACCGACCGCAGCTCGGTGCGCACGTCAGCCAGGGCACGCCGAAGCGGCCCCACCAACCTGTCGTTCAGGCTGAGGTCGAGTGAGAGCTTGAGCGGGTCGGCCACGGCAGCTTGATTGCGTTACGGAATCAAGACCGATCAGTCGGCGGCCTTCACGCCGCAGAACGGGCAGTACGCCGCCCAGACGGCAGGCAGCGGCTTGCGCTTGCTCTTGTCGACCTTCTCGGTCTTGATGAGCAGCCGCCCGACCACCGACATGTCTGCCTCTATGACGCCGATGCCCATTGCGAGCCGGCCGCCGTCGAGGCGCCAGCTTCTCGTCGACGTGCTTGATGCAGTCGCACATGGTCAGAGCGTCGCGGGCCGCGTGGCCGAGGCACTAAGCACAACGCCCTGCTTCTGGCGGAGGAGATAGCCTTCCAGCTCCCAGATCTTCTCCATCGCCATCGCTTTGGCCTTGCGCCTGCCCATCTCCCAGTCCTGCCGGGCCAAACAGATGGCGCCGTAGTTGTGCCCAATGACGCGTGCGCCGTTGCGAAGCGTCAGGCAGCACACCGTCAGCGTCGTGTCGGGAAACACGTGGTAGGCCTCGCCCACGACGACTCCCTCGACGTCGGCCGGCGTCAGATGGGACGGCACCACTTCGAAATCAGAGCTGTCGCGTTGTGCAACTTCCTGGTTCATGGCTTCTTCCTGCGTAGAGAGACGTAGGTGACAGAGCCGTCCTCACTGGACGGCCCACCGCGGCGGCGCCGGGGCGCGAGTGCTTCGAGCAGCGCCACCAGCTCGGGCATTTCCAGCCCTAGGGCGTGATCGGGGGGAATGCCGTGGCGGGCGAGAGCTGCTCGGACGGCGACCCACCACTCGAGCTCGCGCCGCCGAGCAGCAGTTTTTTTTGCAGTTCGAGCGCCTTGCGGTCCAGCTCGTCGAAGTCGGCCACGTGCATGCCCGCCACCAGCTCGTAGGTGATCTGCTTGGGCGCGAGCGAGCCGAGCTTCACCAGCTGGCGTGCGAAGATGGCCGCGTTCAGCGCCACGGGGTTGCTCGAGCCCACCTCGGTGATGGCGTCGATGTTGTCGGCCACCAGGGCCGGGCGCAGCGTGAACTCGCGATGCAGCACGCCGTCGACCTCGACGCCGATGGGCAGCACGCCATCCTGGGTGATCGCCATGCGCCTACTCCTCCACCTTGCGCAGGGCGTTCATCTGGATGTCGATGCGCGCCTCGTTGTCGGTCTCGTACTGGCGGCCGACCTGCGTGGTGAAGCAGTCCAGGTAGCTCACGCGCTTGCCGCCGGCGATCGGGGCGAGCGAGATCTTGGCGCCCTCGATGTTCTCCCAGTCGATCGCCTCGCCGTTCACCGGCACCACGGCCGTCACGCGCAGGTCGTAGTTCGTCACGCCGCGCGCGAAGCCCGCCGCATTGCCGCTGCGGTTCATGGTGCGCACCAGCCGGCGGCCGGTGCTGATCGTCGGGCTCACCGACACCACTTCGATCTCGCGGCCGTCGACCTCCATCACGATCGCGCCGACGAATTCTTGCAACGCCATTTCAACGCTCCTTCATCAGGTTTGCAGGTCCACCCGCCGGAGAACACAGCCCCGGCGGGTGCCTGCGGGCCCGAAGGCCCCTCGCTTCACGAGTTGTTCCTTCACAGCAGCAGATCCAGGCGCGCCGCCAGCACGTGCAGGCCGTTGACCACGTCGGTGGGGATGCGTGCGTCCAGGCGGTTCGGGTCCTGGCTGTCGCGCTCGACGATCACGCCGTCCTTGTTGGCCTCGACCTCCTCGACGATTTCCAGCTCCTCGAGCTTGACCATCACGTCCAGGATCTCGCTGCGCACGCGGTCGGGCGTGCGAGCGCTCAGCTTCTCGCGCGGGAAGCGCAGCGCCAGGCGGTTGCGCACGCTCGTGCGCACGTAATCCATCGTGCGGACCGTGGTCAGGTCCAGCCACGCGATGTCGGGGATGGCCTGCGGGTCCAGCGTGTACGTGGTGATGGCGCGCACGATCTGCACCACCTCGCCCGGCCCCACCTCCAGCGGCGTCACGCCGTTGGCCAGGCACGTCTCCTGTTCCACCCGGCCGAGCCGGCTGGCCAGCGGCGGCGGTAGTGCGCCGGTCAGGGCCAGCGTGTTGAGCGGCCGGGCCGGGTCTTCCTCGCTGCTGATCACCGCGGCGTAGCGGGTGGCCAGCTCGTAGGCCGGCGTGAGCGTGCCCGGCAGCAGGCAGCCGGTGATGCGCTCGTGGTTCACCTGGCCGGCCAGCGTGGTGGCGTTGGCCAGCGTGCCGGTGAAGGCATACACGCCGATCGCGCCACGCTGCTCGATCGCGTTGCCGCGGTCGGTCAGGTGGGTGCGCAGCGCGGTGAGCGCGGTCTGGTTGGCGTACGGCCAGACGATGACCTCGTCGCTCGCCGTGAACACCGCCGCCAGCGCGTCGGCCAGGTCGGGGTCGTTGCTGCCCGCGGTGCCGGCGGCCGCCGCCACGGTGATGCCCAGCAGCGAGCTGCTCGCCGACACGGCCAGGTCGTTGGCCACCGTGCCCTTGTTCTTCGCCGTGAGCGTGATCACGCCCGCCGCCACGCTGGCGGTAATGGCCCAGTCCAGCTGCTTGTCGAGCTCGGCCTCGACGGCGGTGGCCACCTGCGCGGCGGTCTGGCCGGTGGCGATCGGCACGTTCACCGCCTGGCCGGCCAACGTGACGGTCACGCTGCCGCCGGCGGTGCTGGTGCCGGTGTAGGTGATCGTCCAGGTCGCCGCGACGCCGGTGTCGCTGTCGGCCAGCGGCAGCACCGTGATGCGCGCGTAGCGGTAGGCCTCGATCGCCGCGGTCACCATGCGATGCGCCTGGCTGCCACGACCGAAGAGCGTGGCCGCCTCGGCCGAGCTGAACACCTGCACCGGCACGCTGTCCGCGGCGGTGCCGGTGGCCAGCATCTGCGCCACGATGAGCAGGCGCTGCACGTTGCTGGGCAGCGTGCGCACCGCGAGCTTGGCGTTGAACTCGACGTACTTGCCGGGCTTGCGGATGCTTGCCGGGATGCTGTCGAAGCTGATGTTCGGGCTGGCCATCGTGGTGGGTCCTTCAGGCGGTCTTCTTGGCGGGCTTGACGAGCTTCATGGCCTCGGCCTCGGGCCACTCGACCAGGTCGCCATCGGCGAGGCGGCGCACGTAGTAGTGCGTGTGCTGGATCTCGACCGGCTTCTTGTCGTCGATGTAGACGCGCGGGTTGTGCTCCATCGGAACGAGCAGGCCGGGGGCGGCAATGACCTTCATGGGGGCAGCCTTTCAGGGGTTGCGCGTGGTGATCACGTCTTCGGCGTCGTGCACGTCGTCGCCGGGCTCGAGGAAGTACTTCAGGCCGATGCGATCGAGCCAGCCCTCGGGCGCGAGCGGCGCGGTCTGCGCGGTCTCGACCCAGCGCGTGGTCCAGTCGCTCGCGTACACCATCACGCCGTCGCGGTTCACGACGACGCTGGTGGTCACGCGCACCGGGCCGGGCTCGAAGGCTTCGATCGGCAGGCCGAGGTCCTGGCCAAGTAGCGCCTCGCGCACCAGCTGCAGCAGCGCGTACACGCCCGGGTTCTTCGCATCGCCTTGGCGCAGCCGCTTGTTGCCCGCCAGGTTGCGCTGGCCGCAGAACACGGTGAAGGTGGCCGGGAACACCCATTTGTCGCGCGCTGTGTCGTAGCGCGCGGGCTTGCCCGGCACGCCGGAGANGACCACCCACACCCCGGGCAGCGTGCGCACCCACTCGAAGGTCTCGTCGTCGAGCTGGCCGCCGTAGCTTTCGATGCTGCCCTGCGGCAGTCCCCGAAAAGCCGGTCGCCGCGGCTTTGATCGCGGCGACGATGGCGTTCTCCACCTGGGCCACCATCTGCATGGTCAGTAGCCCCCGCAGCCATCGAAGACGCGCTGGCGCGCGTTGGTCCGCACGCTGGCGCCCTGCGCGTTCGGGTTGCTGCCGCCGACCAGGTCGGGGCCTTCGCCGAAGACCAGGTCGCCGTCGGCCAGCATCTTCAGCGCCTTCAGCGCATCCTGGTAGCGACGGCGGATGGGCTCGGTCTCCTGAACCTCGGTGCTGGTGAGGCGGTAGCGCGCGATGTCGCAGCAGATGCCCACCAGCAGCTCGGGCGCGGTCGCCAGCGGCATGCCGCCCACTGCCAGCGGCAGCGCATAGCGGCGCCCGAGGTAGCTGTCGATCTCGGTGCCGGCCTGCACGATGGCCGCGCCCAGCTGCGCCTCGTCGACCTCGCCGCTGCCGGCCTGGTCGGTGAGGGCGATGACCTCGCGCTCGGTGAAGCGCGCGACCATCTGGGCGGTGGTGGCGTAAGGCACGGCGGTCTCGACAGGCCGGCGCTCAGCGCAGGATGCGGATCACGTCGCCATCGGCCGCGGCCGCGTCCCACGCACGGCCGACCGCGATGCCGGAGTCCTTGGTGATGAACTTGCCGGCGGCAGTGGCCTCGACCTCGGCGCCGGCGGTGATCGCCGCGCCGGCCGTGCCGAGCATCAGGCCCGACACGTTCACCGGCGCCTGCTGGCCGGGGTCGGTGTCGGCTTCGACGACGCCCGCGATCCAGGCGCCGGCGGCCGGCAGCACGCCGGCCACGGTGCAGGCCAGGCGCTTGGCGAGCGCCGTCGGCGCCGCAGGTGATGCTGGTGGTGAGGGTGACTTGCTGGGTCTTCACTTGGTCGGCTCCTTCTTGGCTTCCTTGACCTCGGCGGCGATGCCCGCGTCAACGAGCGGGCGCAGCTCCCGGACGGTGCCTTCCAGGACCACCGCTTCCTTCTCGGTGGCCAGGTGGCGCTCGCCCTTGAACTTCACCGGCTCGCCGGGCTTGAGTTGGACCTTCATGCGTGTGCTCCCGGTCAGGCGTTGGTGTCGCTGATCAGGTAGCCCGCATCGGCACCGACGATCACCTGCTTGAAGTTCGCGGTGTTGCGCACGTACTGGACCTTGCCGCCTTCGCCGATNNACTTTGTCGGTCTCGCCGATCAGCTTGTAGGCCGNGTAGCCGAAGTTCGGCTCGTAGACACTGCGGCGCACACCGTTGGCGGCCGGGCGGATGTAGCCCACCCAGCACTTGTCGCCCCACACGTCGGTCATCACGCCGGCGTCAGTCTGGTAGATCGCCTTGCCGATGTAGATGTGTTCGACGTCCAGGATCGCCTTGGCGAGGTCCACGGTGACCACGCCCAGCTGGCTGTGCTTGATGCGGTCCAGCACGGTCGGGTGGTTCTTGAACGACTTCCACGACTGCGCGCCGAACACCACCGAGTTCGGATAGCGCGCGATACCGCCGCGCACCGCTTCCTTGCCGGTCTCGATGTCGTCGATGGGCGCGGCATCGTCCAGGTCGGTCCACTGGTCAGTGCCGGCCAGCGTGACCTTGTTGTTCGCCCCGTACTGGCCGGCGTCGAACATCAGGTCGGCTGCGATCTTCTCGCGGCGGATGCGGATCACTTCCTCGGCCGTGATGGCGTTGCTGGCCTCGAGGTCGAAGTCCGCCTCCTCGCCTTCGCGGTAGTCCATCGGCACCGAGAAGTCATGCTCTTCCAGCGCCACCGGCACGAAGCTGCGGTCGCTGGGCTGCATCACGTTGCTCTTCGCGCGGATGGCGCGCTCGGTGCTGTACAGCTTGAAGTGGTCCTTGCTGAACTTCGGGATCTGGCCGGCTTCCTTCGTCACGCGCGCCAGCGGGAAGACGTGGTCGGCGATGTAGCTCTCGTTGACGTAGCCCACCGACAGGCTGGTGAGCACCGCGTCGACGACGCGCAGGTTCTGCATGCGATTGGCCATGTGGCTCTCCTAGTGGTGACTGGTCAGCGGCGGTACGCGATCTCGCGCGCGGCCTCGGCGTAGCTGATGCCCTTGTCCTTGGCGAGCGCCAGCGCTTCGCGGTGGCGCGCCAGGCTGGCGTCGTCGACCTGCGTGCCCTCGCCGAACTCGAGCGGGTCATCCGCCGCGCCGACGCCGGTGCGGCGCTCGCCCTTGTTGGCCAGGTGCTTGTCCGTCAGCGCATGCTTGGGCAACTTCCCGAGCAGGCCCTGCAGGGCTTCGACCAGCGGCTTCTTCGCGTCGCCCTCGCCGAACTCGATCGGCTTGTCGGCCTCGGCGTCGCCGGCGGCGGCATCGAGCGCGGCCACGACCAGGTCGCGGTCGGCCGGCAGCAGCTGGTCGCCCTTGACCAGGCCTTCGGCGAAAGCCAGGTGGGCGTCGTGGCGCGCCGTGCGCGCGGCCGTCAGACGCTTGTCTTCGTCGGCGCGGCGTGCCGCTTCGGCTTCGTCCGCGCGCTTGTTGGCTGCGGCCAGGTCGGCCTGCAGCTTCGCCATCTGTTCAGCAGACACGTCGGTCTCCGAGGTTGGGTCGGGGGTGGGGTTGCCTTCGCTGAAGGCAAGGCGGTTCGCCGTGTCGCCCGGCGGATCCGGGCGCTCGCGCGCGATGTCGTCGAGCACGTCGATGCGCCAGCTCGGCAGCGTCTTGTCGGCGGCGTCGACGCCGAACTTCTCGATGAAGAACTCGCGCACGCCGCGAAGGGCGGTCGCGATGAAGCTGAAGGCCGGCTCGCCGAAGTCCAGCTCGGCGAACACCAGCCGGTCATCCGAGGCCTCGTCGCCGAACTCCACCTGCTTGAGGCCCTTCACCGCCGGCGGCAGCGCGCCGAGGAAGCCGACATGCCGCGGGTAGTACACGCCCGGCACCGGGTTTGCCGCCGAGTCCTTGTCGTAGAACGCGATCGACACCTTCTTGAAGGCGCCTTTGCGGACCATTTCGGCGAACTCGGGGTCGACCTGGCGCGGCTCGGCGTACAGGCCGCCGTCGCGCGCCTGGACCTTGGCGACCCAGCCGTAGGCCGGGAGGTTGTGCTTGGGGTGGCCGATGCAGATCGGCGTTTCGTGCTTGGCCGGGTCGTAGGCCCGCGCCGTGGCGGCCAGGTCGGCCTCGCTGAACTCCAGCGAGGCACCGGCCATCGAGGTGCGACGGCCGGCCTGGAAGATGTGCATCAACGAGGCTTCGGGCATGCCGCCATGCTCGGAGGCATGGCCCCGTGCAGCCAGGGTGTCATGCGACACCCGCGCAAGCGTCGCAGGTGCAGGCGCTGAAGTGTGCATCAGGTCCGCACTCACGCGATAAGGCCCCTCAGGAACGCCTCACCGCGCCGCCCGATCCGTTGCAGGTCGCGCTCGGTCACGCTGAGGAAGGGCCGCGCAGGAATCACGCTGCCCGGGTGGTTGACGCTCTTGCGCGGACCGAAGGGCGTGTAGAGCGCCTTCTTGTTCTTCGCGCGGATCACGTGCGCCTTGGTGCGCCCGCCGAACTGGTGGATGCGCGCATAGACGAGGTTGGTGCCCACGCGCGCGGTCGTGTCGTCGAAGCTGCGCGTGATGCTCGCGGCCAGGCGCCCGCTGTCCTGCAGGATGCGGTAGCCGGCACCGCGGCGGATGCTGACCGAGCGCAGGTCCGCCCAGCGCGGCCGGCCCTGCTGGGCGAAGTTCTCCTCTACCGCGTCGGCCAGGTCGCCCGCGATGCCGCGCATCAGCGCCTGGCGCTCGCCGCCGCGGCGCTCGATCGCCGCGATGCGGCGCAGCACGAGATCGAGATCCAGCTCGAACGTCGCGCCGATCACCGTGCGGATCTCCGGTTGATGCCCCAGCCCGAGCCGATGCCGTTGGCGCCCGGCGTGTGGCCCACGTGCCAGCCGCCGCAGTGCGGGCAGTGGTAGGGGCTGAGCTGGCCAGTGTGGCCGTGCATCTCGCGCAGCCGGCGCAGCGCGATGCGTGCGCCGGCCTGTTCGGCGTGGCGCGCCTTGCCGTCGCACTGCTTGCGGCGCAGGGCACGCTTCGAGCTCACCGCGCCCCCACCCGACTTGCCGCGAAGTGCCAACTTGCACCAGTTCGCAAACCGCCCTGAAAGGCACCGCCGTTGCGCCGGCGCCCAGCCACAGGGACAATGGCCGCTACAGCGAGGTGACGCCGCCCGAAGGTGGGCGCGGCTGCCGGGGTCGAGGCCTCGGTGGTCGGTACGCGGGAAACGACTGCCATCCGCCGCCCTCGCTGCCTTCTACCTGGCGGCCGGTTCACCACCGGCCGCTGTCGTTTCCGGCCTCGCGCCGGGCTCGAGCGCCGGGCGCGACCGGCTCGTACNCGCCGCCCGGACCCACNACGCGCCGCGGGCGGGGTGGTCACGGTCGCGCAGCGCCTCGTCGGTCACCAGCTGGGCGCTCTGCACGCGGTTGCCGCCGCGCTCGCTCGCCCGCACGACCAGGCGCACCAGGCGCAGGCCGTCGCGCGGCACCAGCGCCTCGGCGGTGTAGACGAGGCTCGCGTTCACCGTGTCCCAGAAGACGGCGCCGTAGGCCAGCACGCGCGGCACGTTGCGCCAATCCTCCAGCGCCAGCGCGTCGCCGGCGGCCGCGTGGCGCGCGGATTTTCGTGCCACCCACCAGCGCATCGGGCAGCACGATCGGCTCGGTGGCGTCGAAGGTCACGCCCTCGTCGGCCAGCTTCACCGCCGCCGCCTCGTCCAGTGCGCCCACGCTGGCGTTCAGACCGCGCGGCGTGCGCGCCTCCCGCGCCGTCCGCACGAAGGAATCGAGGTTGTCCAGGCGTGTCTTGTGCGTGAGCAGCCGGCGCATCTGCGCCTCGCTGCGCACCTGGCCCAGCACCAGCGGCGCCTTGGCGATGGCGAGCTTGTCGACTGCCTGCAGCTGACCCGGGTTGGTGCCGAAGCCGGGGTCAGTCCGGAAGACCTGGCCGTCCGGCGCGTCGTAGCGCGTCACCTGCCGGACGGTGCCGTCCTTCAGCGTGACGGACTCGGTCTTGATGCGGCCGGCCGTCTGCTCGGGCGTGATCTGGCGCTCGCGCAGATCCTCGTCGTCGAGTGCGCGCATGCGGCAGCGGCAGTTCCAGCCGCACGGGGGCCAGAAGGCCTGCACCGCCCTGTCGTCGTAGCGGAACACGCGGCCGTGCAGCGCGCGATGCGCCGGCCGGGTGCGGCTGTCCATCACCGCCACGTACTGGAACCACGGGCGGTTGTCCACGTCGGCCATGAGCTCGCGGTAGCGTGCGGCCATGTAGCTGCTCTGCGCGTTGACGCGGAAGATCGTCTCGAGCCGGCGCGCCGTGAGGCGCTTGCGGGTGGGTAGCTCGCCGGTCTCGGGGTTCGCCGCGGCGCCGGGCTCGGGTACGCGCACGGGTTCGGCGTCTGCGGCGAACCAGCCCTTCTTAGTTAGGCGAGGGATGAGCTGGTCCTTGAACTGCTCGAAGGTCAACCCCTCGCCCTGCGCTCGGATCAGCTCGGCCTGAATGGCCTCCAGCGCGTCCAGCCTGGTGACGTTGGCCACCGTGAAGCCACGCGCATGCGCCGACGGCTCCCATTGCGTCCACCGGCCGGAGATCTGCAGCCGCTTGGACCGCAGGAAATCGGCCGCCGTGGCCGGCTCCAGCGACATGGCGCGGGCCAGATCGGCGGCGTCAGCCATGCATCACCTCGCCGGGGGCCTGAAAGGGGCCTCTCCCCCCCGATTTCCGATGCCGATTAAAAGCCCGTCGAAATTCGATGGCGAGGCGCGCCGGAAAAATCCGGGGGTAGGTAGCCGAAACGGTTTCGACGCCCCAAACGCCCGATTTCCCGCCACGTCGGGCGACAGCACGCAACGGCGCGGGTTTCCGGGCGGTTTTCTGGTGGGCGCGCACTAACATTCCCTCAGTCGCTGCGGGCATTGCCAGCGCCCCACAGGTCGGCCACGAAGAATGCCCGGGTCATGAGCTGCTCGAGCTCGGTGGCGTCCATCTGCGGGAAGGCGTCGATCAGCGCCTGGTGCACCTGGTCGTAGCTGCGCCCGGCCTGGATGGCATCGAGCGCCGGCTGCAGCAGCGTGCGCATGGGCGCGGTTGAGTNGCCGTCGGCCGGCAGCTGGTCGATGGCGGCGTCCAGCGCGNNCTGGTCGGCCGCACCGGCATCGCCCTCGGCGAAGGCAGGCCCTCGTGTCGTCGCCGACGCCCGGCAGCTGGCCAGGGTCGGGAAGCGCTTCCTCGTCCGCCAGGTGCTCCTCCTCCAGGTTGTAGGCGTCGATGAAGTACTTCCGGGTGAACTTGGCGCCCGCCTTGGTGAGCGTCTCGTCGCGCTTGGCCAGCGCGTCGTCCACCTCCTCCTGTTCCCACAGGCCGTAGACCGGCGAGGGCGTGTCCGGCCCCCAGTTCACGTCGACGATCCAGCGCGCCAGCTGGGTGAGCGCGGCCGCCGCCGTCGAGGCGTCGGCATCCCGCAGGTCGGCCTCGACCTCCTGCGCGGCCACGGCGCTCGCGCGGTTGGCGCTGGCCTCGGTGCTCTGGTTGTTGCCCAGCAGCGCGATCGACACCTCGCTGCGGCAGAAGTACAGCAGCCGCTCGTACAGCTCCGCGTTGGCGGCGCTGGCCACGGTGAGCAGCTCGACGCTGCCGTCGTCCGGGATGCTGGCCACCGCGTCCCGGATCATGTTGTCCAGGCGGTCGACCATCTCGGTGTGGTCGGCCGGCGTGGCGGTACGCGGCAGCTTGCCCACGGCCCAGGGCGTGCCGTACTTCTCCGTGAAGGTCACCCAGAACTTCAGCCCGCCGCGCTTGAAGGTGGTGGGCCAGAACACGCTGGCCAGGTCCGGCTCGCCGTAGGGGTTGAGGTAGGTGTCGCCGTTGCGCACGAGCAGGAACTTGCGCGCGGGCAGCTCCTCGCCGCTGAGCTGGCGGGCACGGCTGCGAAAGCGCAGCTGGTTGTCGTCGTCGAAGCCGAACCACTCGGGCGGCTTGGTGACGATGTCCCGCGGCACGAGGAACGAGCCGCCACGCCGCCACAGCAGCTCGAAGGGGGCGTAGCCGTACAGCGCCGCATCCACGCTTTGCCCTTTGAACTGGTCGATCGGCAGATCGCGAAAGATCGCCTCCAGGTTCTTCATCACGCGCGCCGGCACTACCGGGCGGCCCTCGGCGCCGGCCTTGTCGAAGCCGCTTTCCAGCGTCTTCACCGCGCCGCGGCGCCGGCGGATGCAGCCCTTCACGTGCGCATCGCTGGCCAGCTCGCGGTACGCGGTCATGTCCTTGCCCATGCGCTTGAGCACCGGGTCGGGGTTGGGCAGCAGGCCGAAGAAGGCGCCGAAGTCGCCGCTGCGCGCGCGCGTGGCGATGTGATCGACCAGGCCGCGCTGCGCCTGCGGTTCGGCGAAGGCGTGGAAGGTGGTTTCGTTGATCCAGATGCCGCGGCTCATGCTCCGTAGCCCTCCGTCATGGTTTGCGCCTGGCGGCGGCCGCCGCTGGCCACGTGGACCGGGCCGACGGCGCCGTGCGCGGCCAGGCAGGCGAGCGCCTTGGCCCAGAAGCGGTCGGCGTGGCCGTTCGCATCGGCGTCGGCATCGAAGCGCGGTGCGCCGGTCAGGCTCAGGATCTTTCGCACCAGGTGCAGGTCGGTGCGCAGCTTGGCGTCGGCCATCGGGATGCGGCTCTTGCGATCCTCGAAGCTCTGCTTGATGAGCGTGGCCATCGTGAGCTTGTTCGGCCCGGTGAAGAGAACGCCTTCCACGCGGCTGTCGCCATATCGGCGCTTCGCGTCTTCCACCGGCTTCTCGCCCATGCCGGTCTGGTCCATGCAATAGCGCAGCACGCGGTAGCGCCGCTCCACGTCGTCCTGCAGGGCGTCCATCTCCCCGAAGCTGATGCGCTTCTTCACGATCGTCTCGCGGTTCCACAGCACGTCGCCCACCAGCTCGTCGACCCAGATCACGAAGTTGTCAGTGCGCCGCGCGATGTCGACGCCGACATAGCACGGCCCGCCCGTGTAGTGCTCCGGAATGCCGGCGTGGTCGTGCTCCACGCTGTTGATCAGGTCGAAGCTCAACCAGGCGGTGGCTTCATCCAGCCACTTGAGCTCGAACTCCTGATCCCAGGCGTCTTCATCCATCAGCGCCGCGCGCATCTGCGCGATGTCGCGCGGCAGGCCCTGCGCCACGGCCTGGTGGATGTCGACGACGTGCTGGCTCCAGCCCGCCTCCGGCCCGGCCGTGGCCAGGTCATAGAACTTGTTGCCCTTGCCGTTGGGCGTGCTGGTGACGCGCAGCTTCCAGCCGGCGGAAATCACGGGGAAGAGCGCCGTCCAGATCTTGCGGCTGTCCTTGTGGAAGGCGAACTCGTCAAGGAAGACGTTCGAGCTGAAGCCGCGCGCGGTGTCCGGGTTGGCCGGCAGCGCCGTGATCTTGTTGCGGTTCGGGAAGATCAGCTGCAGGGCGCGGCGCTTGAGCCCGGAATCCTCGTCGACGAAGTCATAGTCTTCGCGCGCCATGCCCTTCATCAGGATGTCGTAGGCGTGCGCGTGCCGCAGCACACCTTCCTCCATCGCCTCCGCGGCCTGGCGCTCACCGCGGCTGAGGATCACCCAGGGCGAGCGGTGCTTGCGAGCTTCGGCCTCGAACACGTCGTCGACGATCTCCAGCGTCGTGGTGAAGGTCTTGCCGGTCTGCCGGGCGAAGCGGCCGAGCTTGAAGCGGCTCTTGTCCTTGAGCCACTTCTGCTGATAGCCGTAGAGGGAGAGCGCGGCCATGTCAGTCGTCGAAGATGCCGTAGGCCTCTTCACGCACGCGCTTGAGCAGGGCCAGCGCGTTGGTCTCCTGACCGCCCTCGGCCGAGGCCTGTGCCGCGTCGAGCACGCGGCGCAGCTTCTCCCGAGCCTCGGCCGCGTACTTCTTCAGCGGCACGCTGGCGCGCGCCAGGCGCGCCACGTTGAGCGACAGCTTCTCGAAGTTCACCTTGCTCGGGTCGATCTCGCTGTCGCGCAGCAGGCGGAAGGTCTTCTGCTGCACCAGGCGCACCAGCGCCTGCGTCATGGCGTCGTCTTCATCGGGGCTCGCGTCGACGACGGCGCGTGCCTGGTCGCTGACCACCTTCAGGTCGGCAAGCTGGGCCTCGAAGTCGCTGCCGTAGCGCTGCAGCGCGCTCTTGCTCACGTCGCAGCCGCGCTTCTTCAGCTCGGCGGCGAGCAGCTCGTAGCCGCTGAAATTGCCATCGACCAGAGCGCCGTCCAGCCAGGCCTTGACGGCCGGCGGCAGGGCGAGCACCTTGCTGCGACGAGGCATGCGTCAGCTCCCGAACTTCGGTCGCGCGATGCCCGGCTCGACCGGCAGCGCGTACTCGACGATGTCCACGCCGTAGCGCGCCAGCTCGGCGAACCATTGCTCGGTGGCGTCGATCTGCAGCTTGATCAGCTCGCGGTCGGCCAGGTAGTCGAGTTCGCGCTTCACCTCCAGCTCGGTGGCATCGCGGTACACGGTGTGCACCGCGTCCAGCAACACCGGCACGTAGGCGCCGCTCGGGCGACTCACGTCCAGCGCGCGCAGGATGAACCAGCGCATGCGCTCGCGGCGTTCCTTCTTGACCAGGTCGAGGTTCAGGTCAGACATCGAGGCGGCCTCCGGTGCTCAAGGCCTTCTCGATGCGAAGGCTCATGTTGTCCAGGCTGATGCGGATGGACGCGATCGCCTGGTTGTGGTCTTCGCGACGGGTGAAGTCGCGCATCATTTCCAGGCGCAGCCCGGCGAGCTCGCGCTCGAGCTGCAGCACCTGGTCGCCGCGCTTCTCTTCCTGCGCGGCCAGGCTGTCGATCTGCCGGGCGACCTGGTCGAAGCGCGTGTTCGCGCTGTCGATCAACCCTGCGAAACGCTCGTCGGTGCGCTGCGTGTACACCGCTAGCAGGCGCCAGGCGATGGCGGCATAGGCACCCAGCAGCATCCCGGCCAGGCTGATCACGTGCCACAACTCGAGTTCGAACCTCACGTCAACGTCCCTTCCATCCCAGTCGGCGCTCCAGCCCGGCCGCGCAATCCACGCACGTGCGCACGCCTGGCAAGGCCGCACGGCGCTCCTCCGGTATCGCGGCGTCGCACCGCTCGCAGGCGCTGGCGGACTCGCCTTCGCCACGCCAGCGCAAGCGCTCGATCGCTCTCCTCCCGCGTGCGCTCCTCCAGTTCCTGCGCCTGGTCGAAGAGGTCCGGCGCCCTCATCGAGCCTCGGCCGCAAGCGCCGGCTGCCCGCGGCACATGGCGGCGTCGGCCAGCAGGCCGGCTACCTGGTCGCGGAGTCCTTCAGCTGCTGCAGCCACGTCGAGATATCGCGCCTGGCAGCGTCCAAGAAGCTCTCTTGCGGTGGCGGCTTCGCGAGCGAGGGCGGCAGCGCGGGGATCTCCGGCTTCGGGCACGGCAGCGGCGGCGTCACGATCGGCGAGCTCGCGGCGCAGCCGCTCAGACTCAGCACGAGCAGCAGCCAGGCGGCCAGCGCGGTCGCCTTCCCGACGGTCCTGTTCATGGGCGTTCCTTTCGGCGGCGCGAAAGCGCGCCATGTCTTCGCGGGCTTTCTGCGCCGCCTCTTCGGCCGCGCGCCTTTGCGCCGCGGTGGTGGCCTGGTCCCAGCGCGCCTGCACGCGCGCTTCGCCCACGCGGATCCAGTGCGATCGCACCTGAGCCACGCCGAAAGCAGCCGCGGCCACGAGGGCCGCGGCAATGAGCGCCTGGATCCAGTTCACGAGGCCGGGCCTTCGGGCGATGCAGGCGGATCGGCGGGCCGCACGCTGTCCTGCTGCACGAGGCGGCCGAACATGCCCAGCACCAGCAGCACGATGGCCACGCCGATCACCAGGCGCTCGGGCAGCTGCGCGTGCAGTTCGTCGGGCATGGCGCCCCAGGCGCCGAGCAGTGCGGTGGCCACGCCCATCGACTGCATGCTGAACATGCGCCAGCAGCGGCGCGCCTCGGGGATGAGCTTCAGCTTCATCGGCGGCCCTTTCGCTGGCAGTGTGAGCGGTGGCGCGCCTGGTTGCGGCGCTTGCGCGCCATGCGCTGCACGTGGGCGTGGGTCCAGCCCGGGCCGCGCTTGCGCGGCGCGATGCCGAGCGACCGCGCGAACGACCTCAGCGACTGCCGACGGCTCTGCTGCACGATGGGCACCGGCGTGGGCAACTGCGGCATGAAGGCGCCGGCACCCCCGCCGGCGATGATGGAGGCGGCGATCAAGGCCGCGCGTGCGGTGAAGCGCATCAGGCGATGCCTTTGCGGTAGGTGGGCTTGCGGCCCTTGCGGAACACCGCGGTGAGCACGTCCTGCCGCGGCACGGCGGCCTCGGCCGCGATGGCGAAGTGCACCCAGCTGCCTTCGAAGATCAGCTGATCGAAGACCGTGCCCGCTTCGACGAGGCGCTGGCAGATCTGCCGCGGGTGGCCATAGCCAGGCGCGATGAAGTCGGCGGCGCGGCCGGTGAGATGGGCCGAGTTCTTGGCGCCGCCAACCGAGCGGTTCACCTCGGACGACCGGAAGCCCGAGCTGATGAACATCGGCACGTTGCCGAGGGTCGAGCGCACGCCCTCGAGCGCAAGCGCCAGGCGATGCAGGTTCGTGCGTGCGGCGAGGTCGGGCTCGTTGCGCAGGCCGAAGCGCTCGGCATCCTGCGAGAGCAGGAACTCGCTCAGGAGAAAGTGCGGGGAGAGGGACTCGTCGACGGGCATGCGGCGAGTGTTCGCCGCATGGGCCGAGCGAGGCAGGGTGTCATGGGACACCCTCGGAAGGAGGGCCGGCGGAACTGCGAGTGTGCCGCACCTACACGCTCATCGCCAAGCATCAGCCGCCGCTGATGCCGTCATGGCTTACCGCGTGCGTCGTGTGTACCCGACGATCACGCCGTCGACGACGTGGAGCCAATAGAAGGTGGAGCGATAGACCTCGACCACCCGCTGCTTCGTGACGGTCTCGGTAACGAAGCTGGTGCCGTCGGTGCATTGCTCGAAGCGAGTGAGCTTCATGCCGATGCGCAGCGTCTCGAAGTCGCGACCGCACGCCTTCTTCTTCGCGGCGCGTTCGTCTCGCTCAACCTGTTGAATCGTCTTCTGCTCGCCGGGACGGCACGGCCTGTCGGTGATGAGCGTCCGCCCTTGAGCATCGACCGTCGTCTCTGAGCATGGAATGGGCGTTTCGAGCTGTTCGCACGGAATCGACACCGCGGTCAGAACGCCGTTGACCTTCCGCATCTCCGAGCAGGAGTCGGCTCGCGCGGAGCTGGCCGCGAGCAACACCAGGGCCGAGATCAGGTATCGATGCATCACCACTGCTCTTCGTTCTGCCGGCAGCCGCGCCCTCACTTGCAGGCGTCGTAAACCGCCTGCCACTTGCGATGCTCCGATTCGGCCTTCGCCGACAGATACGCCGAAGCGGCCATGCCAGCGCGGAAGCATGCGGCCGATGTGTCGCCGCTGCGCATCTTCATCTCGTACTCGCTCACGGCGTTCGCGGCGACCTGCAGATGGTTGTCCGTTGCGCCGCGGGCCGCGAAGAAGTCGACGCCCTTGCTGATGCCAAAGAACAAGGCGACGAACAGAGCCAGTGTGATTGCAGCGTTCTTCATTGCTTCCTTCCTTACCGAAATGTCACTCCGGCCCACCGCACGCGGCCGAGTACTTCGAAGTCCTGCGGGTCGCCGTCCGTCACGCTGATGTCGAACGGCGCATACGCCGGGTTCTTGCTCGCCACGCGCAAGATGCCGCCTGGTCGGCGCTGCACGAGCTTCACGAGCAACGCACCGTCGATGCGCACCAGGTGCGGCCCTTCCACGCTGATTTCCTTGTCACGCCGGTCGACCAGCACCACGTCGCCCGAATGAATGTCGGGCTCCATGCTGTTGCCGACGACGGTCACCAGCGCCAGCTCGTTGTGCGAGATATGGAGTTCGCGCCGGACATAGTCCAGCGTGAACGGCCGCATGTCGATCACCTGCTCGTCATCGTTGAAGGCGCCGTGGCCAGCTGACGCGCGGAGGTCGAAGAGCGGCACGTACACGGCATTGCCCTCTTCAACGGCAATCACGCCGCGAGGCCTGGCTAACGTTTGACGTGAGAGGCTGGCGTCGCCGCTGGCGCCGAGCAGCCACAGGACCGAGCGGCCGGTCAACGCCGCAACCTGCAGCAGCTGCATCGCATCGGGGAGCGATTCGCCGCGCTCCATCTTTCCTAACGTGTTTTCGTGGACAGACAGAAGCGCCGCAAGGTCAGAGCGCTTCATCGACCCACGGGCCTCCCGGATGCGCACCCCCGTGACGCGAGCTAAGTCACGCCTTACGTACTCAGGGACTTCTGCTGAACGCCATGCATCGGCGTCCCATTCAGTGAAGTCAATCAAAGGCTCGGCCACGTGCCACACCGGCGAAGGCTCTTTGGCCATCGGCGCTGGGGCGCCCACAGGCGAACCGTTTTTAGTGTCCATGCGCACTATTTTCGGTGCGCGCCATACACGTGGGGTGAAAAGAATCTCTTGTTACGGCCCGCGCTGTGATCTCGAAGTTGCCTTCCGTGTAGTGGTTCACACCTGTTTGTGTCGTTTCCGCCCTTGACACACACAAAACAGTGTCGATAATCATCGGCATGGACACACAAACAGGTGCGCGCACACAGGATTGGCATCCTGCGGACGTGAAGGCCGCACTCGAAAAGCGAGGAATCAGCCTTAGGGGGCTCGCAAAACAGTACGGCTACAGCCACATCCAGCGCGTCCTGGTGAGCCAGTGGTGGGCCGCCGAACAGATCGTCGCCAAGGCGATTGGCGTGCAGGCGCAAGAGATCTGGCCCAGCCGCTACCTGACGCCACGGGAGCGCGGCAAGGGGATGACCCGCAATCCGGCGGCACTCAAGCTGGCCAAGCGGCCGGTGAGGTCGGCTCGCACTTGCAAGGAAGCCGCATGAGCTGGGCCACCGCCAAAGACCTGGCCGGTCTGCCTGGCATGCCCGGCGCGGAGCGCAGCATCCACCGCCTCGCCGCCCGGGAAGGCTGGCCCATCCAGCGCGAGGCGGTGCGCGGCGGCTACCTCGCACGCTACAGCGTCGACGCGCTGCCGGCCGAGACCCGCACGGCGCTCGCACTGCGCAGCGCAGCCAATGACGACGGCCCGGCGCAGCCGGTCGGCCTGCGCGCCGCGGCTGGCGCCGGCCGTCAGCTCGAGGCGCTGCAGAAGACCATCGACCGCGCCGCCGGCACAGCGGCCACCGCTGCCGTCACCGGCCCGCGGGCGCAGGAGCGCGACGACAAGCTGCGCCTGCTCGTCGCCTTCCGCCGCTTCTGGGACACCTTCGGCGGGGCGCTGTGCCCGGCCCTGCAGGCCTTCGTCGACCACTACAACGACCAGCGCGTCGACGTGCCCGCCACGGTGCGCCAGCGCTGGCCCCGCATCCGCCGCTGGCACACGGTGCGCGACTGGTGGCAAGCACTCGACAGCAAGGGTGGCGGCGGCCTGGTGCGCGCGGCAAGCCCACGGGCCGGCAAGTCCGAGGTGCTCGAAGGCGCGCTCGGCCAGTTCGTGCTGGCCATGTTGCACGAGAAGCCGCACCTGAACGGCAAGGCATTGCACCGCCTGGCCGAAAAGTCGATCGCCGCCGGCCTGCTGCAGGTCGACCGCCTGCCCAGCCTGCGCAGCTTCCAGTACGCGATCTCCGACAGCAAGCGCGGCTAGGAAGAAGACCAACGCGCAGCTCTTTGCCGCCATCACGAACCCCGACAAGTGGCGCAGCCACTACATGGCGGCCGCCGGCTCACGCAGCGAAGGCGTGGAGCCGAACGACCTGTGGGAAATGGACGGCACCAAGGCCGACCTGCTGCTGGCCGACGGCCGCCGCTGGATGCTGACCGTGGTGATCGACGTGGGCTCACGCCGCATGATGCTGCGCCTGTCGCCGACCGCGCGTGCCGCCGTCGTGATGGGCCTGACCCGCCGGGCGCTGGTGGAGTGGGGCAAGCCGCGCCGGCTCAAGACCGACAACGGCTCCGACTACACCGCCGAGCAGTACGAGCTCGGGCTCACGCAGCTCGACCCCGACATGCACGTGCTGTGCGACCCGTTCCAGCCGCAGCAGAAGCCGCACGTCGAGCGCGGTATCGGCACGCTGCTGCACGACCTGTTCGAGCTGCTGCCCGGCTTCATCGGTCACAACGTGGCCGAGCGCAAGGACATCGAGGCCCGGCGCTCATTCGCCGAGCGCCTCATGCGCGGCACGCCGGATGGCGGCCCTGTCGAGTTGCGCCTGGCGCCCGAGCAGCTGCAGGCCATCCTGGAGAACTGGCTCGTGGACTACCACGGGCGCGAGCACGCTGGCCTGGGCGGCAAGAGCCCCAACCAGGTGATGGCCGAGTGGAGCGGCACCGTCTACCGCATCGACGAGCGCGCGCTGGACATCTTCCTAGCGCCCGCCGGCAAGGCCGGCATGGCCACCGTGCAGAAGAAGGGCATCCTCATCGGCGGGGGCTGGTTCAACTGCGCCGAGCTTGGCGGGCTGGAGGGCCAGCAGGTCCAGGTGCGGCAGACCGAGGAAGACCTCGGCGTCTGCTATGTGTTCGACCTGGCCGGCCGCTACGTCGGCACGTCCATCAACCACGCCGCCAAGGGCGTGAGCCGCGCCGAAGTGGCCGCGCAGCGCCGCGAGCACCAGAAGCGCTTCCTGGCCGAGCAGAAGGCAGTGCTCAAGGCCCACGTGAAGGCGGTGAAGCCGCAGCAGCTGGTGATGGAGGTCCTCACCCGCAAGACGGAAGCTGCCGTCGACGCCGCGACGAACGTGACGCGCCTCAAGCGCGAGGTGCAGCACACCAACGACGCGATCGCGAGCGTGGTGGCCGCGACCACCGAAGGCGCAGCGTCGCAGCTCAGTGCCGCGCAGAGCGTCACGCTCGCCCGCCTCGAGGCGGGCCAGGCGCCCGCGCCGCGCGCGCCCGTGCTGCGCCTGGACACGCCCAACGCCCGCTACAGCGCCTGGCTGCGGCTGCAGCAGCGCCTGCAGGCGGGCGAGGCCGTGGAGCCACGTGATTTGAAGTGGGCTGACGGCTACGCCGCCGGCCCGGAGTGCCGCGCGATGCAGCAGCTGCACCAAGGAACAGACCCTCTCGCCGCCGAGGCGGGGGGCTGATCGTCAACCAGCGAAGGAAGCACCTATGCCCAAGCAACAAGCCCCGCGCGACAGCGATCGGGGCCAGGCGGCCACCCAGACCATTGCGGTCGCGGCCACGGCCATGCAGACCATCCTCGACCGCGCCGAAGGCATTCCCGGCGTGGCCGTTCTCAGCGGCCGACCAGGCTTGGGCAAGACGACGGCGGCGGCGTACCTCACGCATCCGATCGGCGCCGATGCCCTGTACGTCAGCTGCCGCAGCTTCGAGACCACCAAGAGCCTGAGCCTGCAGCTGCTCAAGGAACTTGGCATCGCGGCGAAGACGCACTGGCCGATCTCCACTGCCTATGAGCACATCTGCGAGGCCCTGATCCAGTATCGGCCGCCCGCTGGTGGTCGACGAGGTCGACCGCATCGCCGAGAAGAACACCATCGAGTTCCTGCGCGACCTGCACGACAACGCGCACACGCCACTGTTCCTCATTGGCGAGGAAGACCTCAAGCGCAAGCTGCTGAACCACCACGAGCGCTTCCACGACCGCGTGCTGGTGTGGGCCAAGGCGATGCCCTGCGACGGCACCGACCTGGACAAGCTGATCAAGCACTACGTGCCTGATCTCTTGCTCGATGCTGACGCCAAGAAGTGGCTGCTGCAGAGCACCAGCGGCACGGCGCGCAAGCTGGTGTCCAGCCTGGCCGCGCTGCGCGAGCACGCGCGCGCCAGCGGCGCCGAGCGCCTGGTGCTGGCCGACGTGCAGGCCGCACTTCGGGAGGCGCGCTGATGCCGCGCAGGCCCATCCAGCTCGAGCGCACCGGCCTGCGCACGCCGCGTGAGCGGATGTGGGCGGCGATGCTGCAGCTCGGCCGCTTCAAGGCCACGCAGGTCGAAGACGCCGCCCACCCGGCAACCCGCGACGCCGTCAAAAGCTACCTCGACAGCCTGGTGAACGCGGGTTTCGTGCGCTTTGAGCCGGCACCTCGCTTCCAGGCTGCGACGTTCGAGGTCATCAAGCGCCAGGCGCTGGCACCGGCCGTGGACCGCCGCGGCAAGAAGGTGCAGCCGCCTCTCGGGGTGCTGGCCATGTGGCGCGCGATGAAGGTGCGCAAGGTGTTCGATGCCGACGAGATCGCGGCCGACGCCTCCCAGGGCGGGGTGAGCTGCACCCGCGCCACCGCCAAGAGCTACATCTCGGCGCTGGCGCGCGCCGGCTACCTGCGGGTCGACGTGAAGAGCCAGCCCGGCCGCCAGGCGCGCATGCGCTTGGTCAAGGACACCGGGCCGCTCGCGCCGGCGATTACGCGCGCCAAGGTGGTCTTCGATCGCAACACCGGCGAGCTGATGCTGGCCGAGACGGCGCAGGAGGTGGGCGATGAGCTCGGCTGCTGACGTGAAGCTCCCGCCGGCCGAGCTGCAGGCGCTGCGTGACGCAGTGAAGCGCCTCGGCGCGCAGGCCGCCGCGGCCGAGGCGCTCGGCGTCAGCCCCGGCGTCGTGAACAACGCGCTGAAGGAGCGCTACTTCGGCAGCGTCGAGGCACTCGCCCAGCGCATCCGCGGCGCCTTCATGGACGAGACCGTGCGCTGCCCCGTGATGGGCGACCTGAGCGCCAAGCACTGCCTCGACTACCAGACCCGCCCGGTCGCCTTCACCAACCCGCTGCGCGTGCGCCTGTATCGCGCCTGCAAGACGTGCCCGAACCGGAAGGCTGCGGGCAAAGGAGCTGCCGAATGAGCCTCGGAATGATGGCCCTGGTGCTGATCGCCCTGGACGAGCAGATCGGCCAGCACGTGGCGGTGTCCGACATGGCCCGCAGTTTCGCGGTCGGCGACGAGCAAGTGCGCGACGCCGTCTCGCGCCTGGCGCTCGACCCGGCATCGCGCGTGTCCTGCGGCTTCAACGGCGACGGCGAGGTGGTCTCGGCCTGCCTCGCCCCGAAAGACGGCGAAACCGCCTTGGAGGTGTTGTGAAAACCGCCCCGCACCAACTCCACGACGCTCTGCGCCAGCGCGGCATCGAAGCGCCCGTCTACGGCTGCACGCTCTACCAGCCCGGTGTGATGCTGGGCCTGCGCATCCGCGGCGAGTGCGTGCAGATCTCCGACCTGTGGGTCAGCCCCTCACTGCGCGGCCAGGGCCACGGCCGCCAGTTCATGGACGGCGTTGTCCTGCCGCTGGCAGACCACTTCGGCGTGCCGCTGCGCCTGTACGTCGGCGCCTTCGATCGCCGCCGCGGCACCGGCATGACCGAGGCGCAGCTGCGCCAGTGGTACCGGCGCCTCGGCTTCGAGCCCACACGCGGCCCGTGGCTGCGCCGCGAGCCCTACGCCCTCGGAAAGGAATCGTGATGCCCATCCATCCCGACGATCGGTGGCGCGCCACCGTGCCGCCGCCACCGCCGCAGGCGCGCGACAGCGCCGAAGGCTGTGCGGGCGAAGACCAGGCCGACGACGCGGGCGCCCTCGACTGGGGCGGCCTGCTGTGCGCCGCCACCTGCCTGGTGGCCATCGTCTCGGCCATCGTGCTGCAGATGACCGGCCGCTGGTCGGGCTGCATCGGCTGGCTCGCCGCGCGCTTCGAAGGAGGCCAGCCATGACGGTCGCCGACCACCTGCCGCGCGAGCAGCTCGCCGCCCGCCTGCTGGCCCGCCTGGCCGAGCGCCACACCGGCAAGGCTCGCGGCATCGGCGCCGAGCAGCTGGCGCACGAACTCGGCATCACCGAGCGCGTGCTGCGTTCGCTGGTGTCGGACCTGCGCGAGGCCGGTACCGCCGTCCAGCGCCNCGCCGGAGACCGGCTACGTACCATCGCGCGACGACCGCCGCCGACGCTCGAGGAGAGCTGCGACTTCCTGCGCTCCCGCGCGCTGCACAGCCTGCGCATGGAAGCGCAGCTGCGCCGGATCCCGCTGCCCGATCTGCTGGGGCAGCTCCACCTCGAGACCTGAAAGGCCTACGCCATGCATGCAGTGATTTCCGCCGACGACCCGCGCGCCGCACCGTTCAACGCCCTCGTCAAGCGCTTGATGGCGGCGACGGAGGGCCAGCCCGCCGACGTGCTGCTCAGCAGCCTGCTGTCCGTCTACCGCCATGCGCTGCTCGACCTGCCCACCTTCCATCCGTCCGCAATCCGGCACCTCGACACGCTGCTCGCCGAGCTGAAGGGCCTTGAGCGGAAACAGGCGCCGGCGGCCGAGCCGGCGCCTGCCGGGGCCTCGGCAGCATGGGCCGGGCGGATGGAAGTGCGGGTGGACGAGCTGTCCCCCGAGGTGGGCGCCGTGGTGGCGCAGTTGGCGCCTTCCATCAACAGCGGGAACTGGCCGCACAACCACGTGCTGCCGGCGCTGTTCTTCCTCTTCATCCAGATCTCGCTGGCGCACCGCTGCTGCCTGCAGACCGGCGTGGATGTACTGACCGGCGGCGCGGCACTGCTGCGCGCCGCGCTGGACAAGCAGCCGGCACCGGCTGCCGTGCCCGCCGGGCATTCCCTTCACTGATCACCACAGGAGCCAAGCTGCCATGAGTACTTCCGCGACGCCCGCGGGCTACATGAAAGACGCCCAGGGCCGCCTCGTGCCCGAAGGCATGGTCAAGGACATCGATAAGCTGCGCGATCAGACCGTGCGCAAGATCGTCGAGGCCGCGCAGATCGTCAACGAGTCGCTGCGCCACTTCAAGCACGGCGCGTTCTCCGACATCGCCGCCTTCGTCCAGACGAGCGCCGAGCAGTACGACGTGCAGCTCGGTGGCTCGAAGGGCAACGTCGTTCTCTACAGCTTCGACGGCCGCTTCAAGGTCGTGCGGCAGGTCCAGGAAACGATCAAGTTCGACGAGCGCCTGAAAGCCGCCAAGTCCCTCATCGACGAGTGCATCACCGAGTGGTCAGCCGGCTCGCGCGATGAGATCAAGGTGCTGGTCGGCGATGCGTTCAAGGTCGACAAAGAGGGCGATGTCTCGACCAACCGGGTGCTCAGCCTGCGGCGGTTGAACATCACCGATGCCAAGTGGCAGCTCGCCATGTCGGCGGTCGGCGATGCGCTCAACGTCGTGGGCAGCCGCAGCTACGTGCGCGTCTACGAGCGCGTCGGCGACACCGACCAATACAAGGCCGTCCCGCTGGACGTGGCAGCTGTATGAAGGTCACCCCCCCCCCGATTTCAGCGCGGGCGACCCCATGCTGAAGCAGACCGTCATCCTCACGCCGGCGGGCGCTGCTCCGGCGCAGAAGCCGGCCGGCGCGATGAGCAGCGTGTTCGACACCGGCGCCGCATTGCCTGCGAGCGAGGCGGCGCCGAACACCCGCAAGGCGCAGGAGCGCAATCGCGAATCCGTGCTTGCGGCGATGGCGAACGAGGAACTCTCGGGCGGCGAGATCGCGCGACGGACCGGCGTGACTCAATCCACGGTGGCCAGCATCCTGCGCGGCCTGGAGGGCGAGTCGCTCGTCGAGACGAACGGGCAGCCGCGTTACTCGAAGCTCCTGCGCTGGCGCCTGAAGAGCCCGCCGGCGCCGTCGGGCGTTCAAGGCCTGGCTGGAAGGCACGGCGAAGGGGACAGGCACACGCAACGTGCCCAAGCGTGCCGGCAAGGCCGCTCATCCGTTGGTGAACGTTCGTACACCAACGTCGGCCCACACCTGGCATGCCGCCTTGGTCAGCACCGGCCAGGTCGTGCTGGAAGCCAACGGCGTGCGCCTGGCGCTGTTTCCCGACCAGGCGCGCGGCATTGCCGCCTGGATCACCAAGGTCGACGCCGCGCTCGATGCGGCACTGGAGGCTGAATGAGCCAGCTCTTCACCGTGCGCGACGTGGCCCGCGCCACCTTCGGCCACGATGGCATGCCCGGCGGCATCGCCCTCAAGGGCCTGGAAACCACCACCCAGATCACGCTGCAGGCCGTGCTGGGCATGAACGCTGCCTTCAACGATGCCGGCGAGGTGCGTGTCGACCTCGGCAACGGCTACGTCCTGCGCTGCACCGTCGAGCCGAAGGGGCGATCGTGAGAACGGCTCGCGAAACGATCACCTTCACCGTGAGCTGCCGCAACGGCGCGTATGTCACCAGCACCGTGAAGGGCCAGCGCGCCAGTTCCACCCACAGCGCCGAAGTGGCTGCACGGAGCCTGGCCGAGAAGATCTTCGACAAGGGGGCGCTGATCCACAGCGTCAGCGCCGAGCCCTTGCATCAGATCACGGTCTGGCGTGCGGAGCGGGTCTATCCCGCGCGCCGGGTGGAGCCGATCTGATGAGCGCCGTGCGACAACAGCTCGGCCGGGCACGCCCGGCACCGCCGCGCAGCAACGACCTCGCGCTGATCCACATCGCGAAGAAGCAGCTCGGCATGGACGACGACGTGTACCGCGACATGCTGTGGGCCGTCGCGCGCGTGCGCAGCGCCAAGGACCTCGATCACGCCGGCCGCGCCAAGGTGATGGACCACCTGCGCCGCTGCGGCTTCAGGGGTGCCAACCCGCAGCGCCCCAAGCGCCCGACGCCGGCGCCCGAAGCCGTGCTCATGTGCCGCAAGGTCCGCGCGCAGCTCATCGCGCTCGGCAAGCTGCCCGACACCTACGCCGACGGCATCGCGCAGCGCATGTACGGCGTGCAGTTCTACGAGTGGCTCCGCCCCGACCAGCTGCACGACCTGGTCGCGGCCCTGCAGGTGCACCAGCACCGCATCGGAGCGCCGACGAAGTGAGCGCCGAGCAGCTCACCCTCTTCGATCCGGGCGACACGCCCGCCGGCCGCGCGATCTCGCACGCCGGGTCCGACCTGCCACCCCTGGCCGTCGAGATGATCAAGGTGATGGGTGAGGTGCCAGCTATGCGGCTGGTGCACGAGATGCGCGGCCTCTACCTGTGCGTGCCGGGATGGCCGTTGAAGCGCCGTTCAACGCGCTTCGAAGCGCTGGAAAACATCGTCGGTACCGAGGCGGCACGCAAGTTCGCCAAGCGCTGGGGCGATGTCGAGATTCAGGTGCCCAAGTGCGCCGCCGCCATGCGGCGTGTGCGCGACCTCGACATCGCCCGCCGCTACGACGCCGGCGAGCCAGTGCAGGACATCTGCCGGCGCTACGACATCACCGAGCGCCATTTCTGGAAGCTGATGAAAAAGGACCTGGCTTGATGGCCACCAAAAGCAAATCCAACCCGCCGCAGCAGCCGATGGCGTATGTGTCGATCGCCCATCATGGCTACCTGCTGCCCATTGCCGAAGCCCAGCGCCTGGTCACGATCATGGCGCGCGTGGTGGAGGCCGAGCGCGATCTCGACGAAGACCGCATGACGTGGGTGTTTCACGTGCCGCGCGATCCCGCGCCCATCAAGGTGAGCATGGAACTCGTGCAGCCGAGCCAGGTGCGGTCTTGGCCGCCGGCGCCACCAGGTGGCAACGCGCCGCGCCGCATCGGCCGCGAGCCGCTCAAGCTCGAAGGCCCGGACCGATGAAGCGCGGCATCGCCACCGTGGCCGCGCTGCGCGAACACAGCGTCTTCGACCCGCGCACCTTCTGCTGGCACTGGCAGGGCGCGAAGTCGACCGAAGGCGTGCCGCGCATCTGGGCCTTCGACCACGAGCGCGGCGACAAGCGCGTGATGCCGGGCCCGAAGGCCGTGTGGAACATCGCCTTCGCTCGCGCGCCGCGCGGTCTGGCCTTCCGGCGCTGCGGCTGCACCGACTGCGTCAACCCGGCGCATCACGGCGAAGCCCCCGACAAGGCCGCCATCGGCCTGCACGTCCGGCGGGCGGGCTGGCGCAAGGGCACGCACGTCGAACAGCGCCGCGCGTCGCTTGCCAAGGCGCAGCGTGCCGCGGGCGTCACGCCCACACCGGCGCACATCGTCGCCGCGATCCGCTCCGCCGACCCGAAGACCACCAATGTGGCGATGGCCGCGCAGTTCGGCATCACCCACCAAACCGTCAGCGAAATCCGCCGCGGGAACTCTCGCCGCGATGCACACCTGGAGGAAGAAGAGCAATGCGCATCTATCTGAGCGGCCCGATGTCGGGCATGCCCGACCACAACTTCCCGGCCTTCCACCGCTACGCGGCCGAGCTGCGCGCAGCCGGGCACGACGTGGTCAGCCCGGCCGAGATCAACGCCGACACCTCGGCGTCGTGGCAGCAGTGCCTGCGCGCCGACATCCGCGAGCTGGCGGGCTGCGACTCGATCGCGCTGATGCCCGGCTGGCAGATGAGCGACGGCGCCCAGCTCGAGCTGCACGTGGCACACCGCCTCGGCCTGCACGTGATGCACGTCGGCGCGGTCTTCGACCTGGTCGACCACCTGCACCGGCAGATCAAGTTTTCGCGGGCCACGTTCGGGCCGGGTGCCCGCCTCGCCGGCGTGTGCGACCACATCCGCAAGGAACTGGTCGAGGTCGAGGAGTCGGGCGGCTCGCTCGCCGAGTGGGTGGACGTGATCATCCTGGCGATGGACGGCGCTTGGCGCAGCGGCGCCACCGCGCAGCAGATCGTCGAAGCGCTGCAGGCCAAGCAGACGAAGAACGAGGGCCGTCGCTGGCCCGACTGGCGCACGGCGGATCCGGGCAAGGCCATCGAGCATGTGCGCAGTGAGGAGGCCAGCGC